CATTAAGTAATAAACCATTAAGTGTAGAAGATATAAGACCAATTGATTTTTTCTTTTATGAAGCTTGGGAAAATTACCCAAGAAAAGTTGGTAAAGGTGCAGCGAAAAAAGCATGGATAAAAGCTTGTACTAAAATCAATGATAAAGATTTATTTGAGGCTACCTCTAAATATGTTGATAGTGTTAAAGGTAAAGATAAGCAATACATACCGCATTTTGCGACATGGCTAAATCAGGAGCGTTGGGAAGATGATTTAGAAGAGGGTCAACAAAGCTCAACAGATTATCTTAAAAGCCTATTTAAGAACGATGGAAAGACCTTGGACGATCAATTAGAACAACTCACGGTGCGAAACTATGAAGTATGAACAAAGAAAAAAAATATTATCAGGTTGGTTAATAAATTTTCTTAAGCGTTATGAGAAGCCACGGCACTTAGATGATGATGCAGCAAGAGAGGAAATGATCCTAATTGTTGAAGATATGAATAGCGAGATACCAAACTGTGACGAAAGTTCTTTTAAATTTTTGTTAGATAAAGTTTCATCACGCACTAGAAAAACGCACAGAACAAGAACTTGGCCAACGACATACCAGTTTACCAATGCTATTAAAGATTTTCGTGAAGAAATTAAAGACAGCATAATAGATATTCCCGACACTTTGCCAAAAGACTTTGACCAAAGCGAATATTGGGCAAGAAAAATTAAAAACCGCGAGGATGTTCCGCACCACTGGATTGAAGGGATAAGCGCACAAGATTTATTAGATAGGAAATTAGTCACTGAAGAGGACTTGCAACCTTACAAAAAATTTCTTGATTACAAACGACAAACTGTTAAAGTAAATAATAGATAAGGTTCGTTTTTGGTTACTTATCTGCTTCAACTTTCCCCTCTGTACTCACGATTGGCATCTCACAGAGGGGTTTTTTTGTTGCAGTCGCAAATAAAACTGTCTAGAAAATTGTGTATATAGAAAAAAAGGCTGCATTATGAAAGTTAAAAATACAAAAATAGAAACTATCACCCCATATGAATCAAACCCACGTGATAACTCAGCAGCCGTTGAAAAGGTTGCAGAAAGTTTACAAGAGTATGGGTGGCAGCAGCCGATAGTCGTGGATGAAAACAAAATAATTTTAGCAGGTCACACAAGGCATTTAGCGGCTATGCAACTTGGTATGAAAGAAGTTCCAGTAGTCACGGCAGAGGGGCTCAGTGAGGCGCAAAAGAAAGCTTACCGCATTGTAGACAACAAAACTTCTGAGCTTGCTGAATGGGATAAGGAGTTGCTCAAAGAGGAATTCGCTGCATTAAAAGAATTAGATTTCGACCTACAGTTAACTGGCTTTGATTTAGATGAGATTACAAAATTAGCAGGTGATGAGCTTTTAGAATTTGCAGATGATGTCGAAGAATTAGAAGAAGTTAACTTCGAAGAACTTGAGGGTTTAGAGAAAAGTCACGTAAAAATGTTTTTACTCTATTTAACTACAGAAACTGAACCAAAGTTTCGTGAAATGTGTACCAAATTACAAGAAAAGTATGGTATAGATAATGTCACAGACACAGTTTATCAGGCGGTAGAAAATGAGTATAAAACAATATGACGCGAAAGCATATGGCACTTTTGAAGAATGGTCAGAGCGTGCAGGGTCTTTAATAAACGAAAAAGAAATAGACCACATTATCGACTATGATTGTGATGCATACGATGATGAGGGTAATCCACTTTTTATGTTTAGGAAAAACGTAATACCTGCAGCACTTTGCAAACAAGCTTATGGTGTTTTACGGCATGCCGCGACCCCAACCAATAACAGGGGAAACGCTGCAGGTGAGTTCGACATTACTGAAGATGTCGCTCAAAAAAATATGCAAGTGAGCGCAAAGACAAAAACTAGATACCAGACGGTAACTAAGGAGGGCTATATTTCTAAAACGATGCGAGCCAAAACAGTCGATAGTGGCATCATAGGTTTTTTTGATCGGACAGTAAGATTTCCTTATTGCCGTCAAACTGCATGGACAGAGAAAAATTTTGACCAATTTAGAAAAGCTTATCCATATATTAAAAAGATTTCAGATTTATTTAGAGAAGCTTGCCCAGAACGATGGGAGGCGCAGAATGCAGTCGCGCAACAAACCAATAAAGATTTTGTTATTGGTGAAACTGTTTTTACTACAGTGACCGTAAACAAAAACTTTAGGACAGCGATCCATACTGATCAAGGTGATTATAAAGGTGGTTTAGGTAATTTAGCAGTTTTACAAGCAGGTCAATTTTCTGGTGGTTTTACCTGTCTGCCTAGATACAGAATTGGATTTGACGTAAGAAATACCGATGTTTGTTTTTTCAATGTGCATGAGTGGCATGGTAATTTAGAGATAAAAGCCAAAGCACCATATGAGCGTATTTCCATTGTGAGTTATTATAGAGAAAATATGTTTAAATGCGGCAGCGCAGAAAATGAATTACAACTTGTAAAAAGTCGTAAAGATTTAAAAGGTTTAAACGCGGAAGTAAACTAATGTGTGCAGTCATTGCAGGTTTTAACCATAATGGTGTAGATATGATTACGTTTCGTAAGCTTCTTTTGCAATCTATGGAAAACAGCCAAGAGACTACAATCAGTTGGTTTGAAGATAAAAAAATCAGAAGCCTTAAAAATGCGGAGAAAAACGATCTTTTTGAATTAGGAAATGTCGATACACCTTTGATACTTGCGCATTGCCGACATTATATGGGTAATTTTGAATATAATTACCCAATGTCAGGGGAAGATTATGCCATAGCCCATGATGCAGAAGTCCATACTAAATCAATTTTAAATACGTTTGATCTTGATTTGCACCCTTTGCAAGTGTTCCCTACTGAACCTATTTCCTGTGCGATGATCTTGAATGAAAGAGAAGGTGCAGAGCTTGGGTTTTTCCGCAATGGCTACAAACACCTATGGTATGATTATGAAGATGATGACAACTGTTGTTGGGTGACTACCAGAAAAGATAGCTTTGCAGAGTCAGACATAACAATTTTTCCAAAGCTTTGTGAGGCAGGTCATCATTACCGTATTACAGAAAAAAACGGATACATGGCATATCAGTTTGTTGAAGGGTTTGAGGAAACCAAGCCATGACAAAACTAAATTTTGCGGATTTTAGTAGAGTTCTTATTACAAGCGGTGACTTAGACCCCGATTACATATTTATTAATAATGTTTGTGACCAGAAGGATTGGGGTGAAGAAGTAAAGGCAAAATGGATAGCCGTTAAGAGTGTAATCTATAACTCTATAGGTGAGCTAGAGTTTATGCTGCATAACAAAACCTTTGAAGATGTCGATTACGGAAACGAAAGAAGAAAACATAAGCGCAATGCGGAATTTTTCTGGCAAGCTTTATACCAGAACGCTAAAGCGCATCAGGGTTTCTATTCGATGTTTAGCAAAGTACATCAGGATGCAAACATTGCATTAAAACAGCTTCAAAAATTTCAAGGTATTGGTCCATGGGCAGCGTGGAAAATACTTGACCTTTTAAATTGTTGTTTGGGTTTTAACTTTAATTTTAAAAACGTCGATTTTCGTTTGGCCTATGAATATCCGATCAGAGGTATGTTGCTTGTTGCAGGGGAAGATGAGCAGAAACATAAAAATGTAGGTAATCATCTTTACCGCAGTTCAATGGCAGAGGTGATTCATCAACTGGAAGTAGGTGGCGTGACGGACGAACTAGCACCACCACAATATACGCGACCTATAAATATGCAGGAAATAGAAACTTGTCTCTGTAAATATCACTCATATTATCACGGACACTACAAAGCAGGTGAAGACATTGAGCGATTGCATATGCGGATCGAAAAAAGCGAATATCCAGATATAAGAGAGTTGCAGCCTTGTCTACCGAAACCCTTAATATAATTGGTGCAGGACTAGCAGGTAGTTTTGTAGAAAGGCTTGCTAGAAAGAATAATATCAAAACAAGAATATTCGATGAAGAAAACAGTTATGCTGCTTCCCCCTACAGTGAAAATATTTTTAGTTTCGGATGGGCAGAGCGTTTAGGTACAGACATTGCCGATATAGCTAAAAGGATTTTACAAGATACGGTAAAGGTTGACGAAGTAAATTTTAGAAACAAGAACTTAATTAAATCTTATCGTGTGCAACCTAAAAATGTTCTGGTTGAATATATTAAAGACAAAGCCATAGAAGTTTCAGACGATGGCATACTGACAAAAAATAATGGCTTTCAAAAAGGTGCGACCATTATTTGTGCAGGTGCGTTTTGCAATAAGCTTGTCCCAGTATTGGGGCTGAACTCACTCTCTGGTCACGGTCTGTTATTTAAGGGCAAGTGGCACAAAGAGCCAATGATGCTAATGCCAATACCTCATAAACATTTTAAAGTGTTTCAGTTTGACGAGGACAGGATATGGTTTGGCGATAGCGTGGCTATCAAACATAAAAACTACATGGCAAAGCAACAGGACTATATAGGGAAAAGCCTGTCACGTGCCTATGATTACTTCGGTTTGAGCGATCCGTCACAGATAGTTTTCGGAATGCGTCCATATGTCGGTGCAAGCGCAAACAGCCCAAAGATGGGTCACTTAGAAAAAATCAGTTCTAGAGTTTGGGTAATGACTGGAGGTTGGAAAATGGGCTTAATGATTTATCCATATTTAGCAGAAAAGTTTTTAGGGGAGTATGCATGAAAGCGATAGCAGTCGGTGGTGAACCTGCAACTGGTAAGACCACAATGATGAAACATTTTTTTAAGAAGATGAAAGCGACACACAATTTAAAACAAGGTTTGCTTCGAGGTCACCTCAACTCACAAACAAATACAGCGTTGTTAGGTATATACAATGACTCAGGAACATTTTTAGGGACAGACCGTTTATCTATGGCAGTTAATAAAGATTTCCAAAAGTTTGCAATCAATAAGAAAAGAAACATTATTTTTGAGGGAGACCGCTTGTTTGGAAAAGATAATCTTCTGATGTTAGATAAACACTATGATCTTAAAATAATAGTATTAGCAGCTAGTGAAGAAGAAAAACACGCAAGACATATCGCCAGAAACGATACTCAATCAGAAACTTTTTTGCGTGGTCGGGCTACCAAAATAAAGAACATTATGGCTGAGTTTGAAGGCAAAGTAGATGTTCGCTATATGACAGAAC